GCATTCGATGAACACCTTGGGGTAATCATACAGGCATCGGCCCAAACCGAACTGCACCGCAGCCCTTTTCATTGCATCACTGATACCACCCTTTTCAGGTTCGATATTTGTCTTTGATGCACCATCTTCCCGGTAGACAAATTGACCATCCAAATACACGGTCAATCGGCAGATAAAGCCGTTGGTTATCTCCCTGAACTCCGATTTCCAATTTATCGGCCCGAAGGCAGCGTCAAAGCGTTGCATTACGCATCTGTTGTTAATGTACGGCACGACAATCATTTTGCCTGTGCTGGTAACTGATTGCACACGCCATTCAATCTCGTTTGGCTGAATAGGTGCGGTTAGTGTTTCATTCATTGTCCTTGGAATATTAAAGTGTTTGTCTTGATTTTGCCTTGTTATTTTAAATTGTCCGTGTGGATTGTGCCCAAAATCCTGATTAAGGTTGGCAGAATTTCAGCAGGGATGCTAACGCATTTGCGGCCATCTTGACCGGGTGCAAATTCCTGAATGAAATAAATGGTGTTGCTGTCATCTTCCCAGTCAATGTTGTAGGTGACATCATCGTGTTCAAATTTGGCAGAGTAGCTGCCTGTGTGTGTGACTTTTATTTGTGTTTCCATGATGCAAATATAATATACTTTTTTATATTTTCAAACTTTCTGCAATTTTTTTTATCAGGTCATCCGAAATCGGTTCAGCGTTAAATCCTTTTTTCCGATATTTTTTGAGTGTCTTTTCAAGTTCGTCATCAGGAACCGGCTCAAAGGATAGCATCTGGTCTTTCCAATATACCACCGTTTTGTAACCACGATCTTCCGTTGTCATACCTTTTTAAATTCATTCAATTTTTCTATTTGTAAATTATAACAATCATCTTTAAATGACCAACCATTAACATCAAAGCTATCCTTTTTGTTAAATGTTGCTTCATTGAAAAAATCGTTTTTTTGTTTATAACCTAACAAATAACACTCTTCAAAATTTTCATTTATTCTCAAAAAAAAATAAAAATCACATTTTTGTTTTGTGTTAAAATTAGAAATACTGCATAAATAGTTAGGTTTAGGTATCACAGTTGTTCTTTTGGTTTTAACATCTATCTTAAAATTATCTATCATTAAATCATAATCATAGGTAGAATTAAAACTTACATTGTAACCGTTTTTTTTAAAAATATCATAAATAATAATTTCACCCAAAGCTCCAAATATATTGCTATTTCCTTTTGTAATAGAACCTTTTAGCTCTTTAAAATTGTATAATTTTTTTGCTCTTTCAATTTGTTCCTGTGATATTTTTATAATTTGCATACCTTATTGGGTGCATTATTGCTAAACAGCTGGTAAACTACACCTGATAGGGTGCATTCACAATCTCAAAGGCCGTGTCAATTACTTGCTGTTCCTTTTTGCTTTTGTACTTGCTGGGATTGTTCAGGGCCTTTATCACGGTGGCATAACTTGCCACACCTTTACAGGCATCGACAACCTGCATCTTCATGCCTTTACGGGCGTGTGTAATAAAGTGTTTGCGTTTATCTTCGTGTGTCATTTTTTTTGTTTATTATGTGATTTGCAAATTCGGTCATTAACTTATCAACTTCATAAGTATTTTTATCTTCTGTGTTGTTTTCATTTTTGGTTGCAATTTTCAGCAGGATAAGATACCCGATAAGGTCATTGAGTGTGTCCTCATCGGGTGCTTCCATCCCGGTTGTTTTGATGCGGCTCAACTTGTCATCAATGCGGACAAGCAACTGCTCTGTGGTGGATGCCTTGCTGAAAACTCGCACCGGATCCAGTGCGGAGTTTCCATACTTGGCATTCTTTTCCACCAACATTGAGCAGATTTGGTCGCAGGTTTCAATGATTTTGTTCTGCATTAGAACGGTAAATCGTTTTGTTCGTTTTCCATTTGGGCAGCATAGTCATTTTTGAAGTTTTCCATGATGCCCCCTTTGTCCGCTTTGAAAAGATTTTCTCTGCTTACATTTTTGTTAGTTACATTATTGTAACTTTTAGCACCCCCCACATAGGTTGCAGGTTTCTTCGCTTCCCGTTCTTCTTTTGACTGCGACAAGGCAATGTAATGGGTTTCTCCGAACTTTCCTTCGGTCTTTCTTTCAGCACATACGAGCTTGATGTACTTCTTTCCGTTCTTGGCGGTAGTGATTGCCTCACTGGGCAGGTCACTTAAACATATATCGAGTATTAACATGGTGCAAATATAGTAAATTAAACTTAAAATATACGCAACTGGGCTGCAAAATCTTTGTATCTTTTTTCTGCTGCTGCAAAATAATCATGGTCAAGTTCGCACCCGATAAAATCAAGTCCTGCTTTATGTGCGGAAATTCTGCTGCTGCCACTTCCCAAATGGGTGTCCAGTATTTTATCGCCTTGCTTTGCGTAGTTCTTAAAAATCCAATCGTAAAGAGCAACTGGTTTTTGAGTTGGGTGTATTTTATGGGTTTGGTTATGTTTGTGGATTGAATACCTATAAATTTTAGCTGGTTTTTTCAATCCCATAGAAACCCAAGCATATTCAGCAGAAGCAAAATTATCAACTGTTTGTGCTTTATCCCATATTAAAAAATACTCGCTTGGTGGCATTACAAAATTATTTGCACCCCAAACTATTTGATTTTTTGAAACTCTAAATAATTCGTTAAAATATTCTTCAGTAGGTTTTTTATCCCATTCTAATTTATCTTTATAATTTCCTTTAACACCACCTAATCTTAAACTACCTTTTTGTAGTCTTTCTAAACCATAAGGCGGGTCAACAACTGCCAAATCAAAATACTTGTCAGGATAGCGTGACATTAAGGCCATGCAGTCCTCGTTGTAAACTTCACTTATCATATCTGTTCTGCAAAGTTTTGATAAGCATTTTTCACCGCTTCCACCTTCCGGGCAAATGATTTGTCAAAAGTCATCAGGTTGTCCACCGTTTCAATGCTGTGTATCATTGTGGAGTGGTCACGGCCACCGCATATTTGCCCGATTTTTTGCAACGATAACGAGGTTTTATGCCGCAAAATCCAAATGAATATTTGCCGCAATTCCAACACCTCACGTTTACGGGCTTTCACCTTGATAAATTCGGGCTGGTAGTACGGAAATACAGACCTGATTGCAAGGTGTGTGGCCTTGATATGCTCATCATCCTTGTCAATGTCCTGTACTTTCAGCACGGTTTCCAATTCCCTGATGCGGATTTGCTGGTGTCTGATTACTTCTTTCATTCTGTCGATTTCACTTTGGCGAAATGTTGTGCGGCTGTTGCGCTGTGGTGCTTTTAATTGTGTTCTCATGCTGCAAATATAGTTTAATTATTTATATTTAGAAAATATATTCAACTGTTTTACCCATAAAATTGCATTGCAGCGTTCCTGTCATCCCATTACGGCACTTGCTGATAATGAGTTCAGCATCTTCAAGTTCAGGTGGATTGCCGCCATTCTTCTGGGCTTCGTAGTAATCAGGTCGGTAAGGGAATAACACCGTGTCCGCATCCTGTTCTATGGCACCAGACTCCCGAAGGTTTGCCAACTTTGGGCGGCTGTTTCCTTCCTCTGTTCCCCTGTTAAGTTGTGACAAGGGCATCACCGTACATCCGCATTCTTTGGCTATCAGTTTGCATTGCCGGGATATGTTGGCGATTTCCTGCTCCCGATTTTTACCGCCTGTGCTTTTGACCAACTGCATATAGTCAATGATTACCAAAGTGGGTTTTACCTTCATGGTTTTTATTCGGGTTTTGATTTGTGCTATGTCCAGCATTGTGCTGTCCTCTATTTGAAATTTGTAATCAATGAGCAGTAATTCACGTGCGATATTCTCCAATTCAAATTCATTGACATCAGCGTTTCTCACTTTTAGGTTGTCCACCCGACCAAGGGATGAAAGTATGCGGTCTGCAAGTTGTTCTTTTGACATCTCCATACTGAACATTATAACCCTGCCACCCAGCTTTGCATGAGCAATCCCGATGCTGACTGCAAATGCTGTCTTACCCATGCCGGGCCGACCTGCCACCACCACATTTTCACCGGGAACAAAACCACCGATGTACTTATCCAATCTGGTGAACCCGGTGGGCAATCCAATAGTTTTAATTTCGGATTTGCTTCGTTTCTCCAAGTTATCAAAGCGGTCACCGAGTAGAGTAATCAGGTCAACAGCTTGTCCGTTTTCGTTCAGTTGTATTTCATCAATAGTTTTTTGAACTTCCGACATGGACTGCATTATTTCACTTCCGTTGGTCAGGTCATTGACAATTTTTGTCAAGTCAATAGTCAGGGTTTTGCGGATGTATTCCTGATGCAACATTGAAACCAACCGAGTAATGCTTTCTCCTGTGTAGTAGTTGTTCAGTCCTGCGATGTCCATTGCCATATCCCGGTGCTTCATTACCACCGCCACGTTGTCGATGTGTTCGTTGTTCAGGTACATCGCCTGAATGGTCAAACATAGGGTGCGGTATTTTGGCACGGTGAACCATTCACTGCGTACCGTTGCGGTAAGGTCAAGCTGCTTACCTTGCAACCACGTTCCGAGTATTTGTTGCTCAATCATGGTAAATAATTTATGGCCTTCGCCTGTTCAACTTCCATAGGTTTCAAAAATGGGATGGTGTTTGCAAGTTTGGTTTTCCAGTTCTTAATCTTTTTTCCGTGACCATCCACCCACCCGGCTTCCACCCATTGATTGTATTTGGCTTCAATAGGGTAACGATAACCGGGTTTCAGTCCTTTCATTCCGTATTCGCAAAATTCTTCAAGCGTAGGTATTGTATTTGTATTTCTTTTTTTATTTACAATTACATTTTCATTTTCATTTTCCATATGTTTAACATATGTTTTTGATATGTTATTCATATCTTTTTTTATTCTGTTATTCCTACGACTTTCGGAATATGCCTTACGTTTTTGAACTTCCGCAGACAACCTTTCATTCAGGTAGTTACCATTTTCATCCTTTACAAACTTTGAAAATATATCTTCATCATATGTGCCACATATCTGTAACATATCTTTTTCAGTCAGTATGCCTTTTTGGTGTTGTAGGCATAGCAGGGTAATGTATTTTCCTTTTTGTTCCATAGTCAAAAGCATTGTTCCGGTCAGGAAGTCGCTGGAATAAAATAGGAATGCTGGGTCTTTGCTCATTGTTTTTGTCCTTTCAAGGTTAATTTTTTACACTGGTTGTAATAGATGATTTGCAGGTCAAGTTTCATCCAAAGGTACTCACATTGTAATAACGTAAGCACCTTGTTTTCTCGCCTGTAATTTTCATACTCTTTGCGCAGTTCAAGTTCTGCGATTTGTTCGTCACAATATGCGACTGGTAATGGTGTGGGTTTGTAAATGTTCATAAAAAAAACACCCACACTTTCAAGAGTTGAACCCGGCCCCAAGATAGCCGCCTCTTTACTTGCGTGGGTGTTGATTATATTTTTTCTCATTTGCTTGGTTTTCGGCAGGGGGTTCAGTCCTGTTATTCCGATATGCAATTATAAAACAAAGATTTTAGATTTCCAAATTATTCGTTACAATATTGTTGATTTTCGTGGTAATCAATGTCGCTTTGTTCGTCACGTTCCCATTCAATCGTCTGGGTGATGTACCATTGCCATCCCTTTTCCCATTCTTTAAACTCATCGGAGTTTAATTCAAAAGGATTTTCGCCTTCGGTTTCGTAGTAATTAAACTGCTGACTGGCTATCCAGCCCATTTCAAAAGGTGTTTTTGTGTTTTCCATGCTGCAAATATAATATAGAAAACTATACTTGCAATAGTTTTTGTTAAATTATTTTTATCAAAGTTATCCACAATATAAGAATATCGAACTTTTACGAATAAACTTTGTGCAGTGAAGAAGCATACGAAGGTATATCTTGACCATTTCGGCTATGACAAAAGTGATTTCATCCCTTGTGAGGTGTGTGGCGCACAAGCTGTGGACATTCACCATATCGAAGCCCGGGGGATGGGTGGAAGCAAACACGCTGATGTGATTGAAAACCTGATGGCGTTATGTAGAAAAGACCATGCCCGATACGGGGATAACAAGTCATTCAAAGATTGGCTCAAAAAAGTTCACGCACTTAAACTTGAACAGGCGCACAGAGATACTGATTGAGTTAGCCAATTCCAAATGGCTTCCTGACTTCTGTAATAAAATTGGAAGTCATGTCGCTGCCGACCTACAACAACACCTTTTGCTAATATGCTGTGAAATGGATGCCGACCGCCTGATACAACTGCACCAAAGCAATGGACTGGTGTACTACCTTGTCCGGGTGGGGTGCAATGCGGTCAACGGCAACAGATACACAAAGTTTTATCGGGACTTTATCCGTTCAATGGATCCGCTGCCTGATGAATACGATGAGGAAGCCGAGGACTACGATGAAACCCACCTGCGTAAAAAACAAGAAGCGGTGCAATCGGTAAACTTCAAAGAGGTGGCTAATCACTTTAACCGTTCCGAATGGTACGTGGTTAAACTATGGCAGCTATGGGAAGACAAACAAAGCATGGCATTGATGGCCCGGGAAACGAAAATCAATTACCGGGAGATTAGCCAAATCATAAACGCAATCAAAACACAAATCAAAGAAAAATATAATGAATACGATGACTGACATTTTGGGAGTGGCCGCATTGTGCGTTCTGCTTTCCCGGTACTTTTTCCCACCGATGATTTCATTTGTCTATGCCTTGGACAGCCGTTACCGCAAGACAATCAAACCTTTTGAATGCGGTTTCTGCCTATCGTGGTGGACAGGGCTGGTATGGTTTACCGTTGAATTTGGATTGTACGGAGTTATTTATGGTGCATTATGTGCTATATTTGGGGCCTTAATTGACCGATACCTATGACACTAATTGAAATCACATTGACTGGCATCGCTATGGGGGTTGTCTTACCCTGTGTTTGTTACTTTATAATGACTCGTATATGACACCTGAACAGCGTTCACTTTGCCTTGACTTGAAGTCGCATATTGAGAGGATAAACAAGACCGGCACTTACTCACTTGAAGCTGGGTACTATGCCAAATTAAACGAAGTACACAGACAGTTGTACGGACAACCGTTCCCAGCGTGTCGCAGTTGTATGTTTGATGCACTAAAAAAACTATATAGGGAAGCACTCAATGGTTAGTATTATTCATGGCGGCAATGCAGGGGATTTGATTTACTCACTCCCGGCAATGAGAGCAGCATCCCGGTTGCACGATAGCAAGGTGCACCTTTATTTACAGGTGGATGTACCAGCGCAATACAATTTCAATCACCCAATGGGCAAGGTGCAAATGAATTTAAAGATGGCACAGATGCTCGTGCCGTTGCTGATGTCTACGGATTTCATAGGTAAATGCACAATCACAGATGAAGCCGCAAAATGCGACTACAATTTTAACCTATTCAGGAAGTTTCACAATTACACGGGCCACATCAGCCAGTGGTATTTTCATATCTACCCCGAACTGACCTGCAACCTTGCCGAGCCGATACACTTTGATGTGTGGCAATTAGGCAACCATCAAATCATTTTAAACCGCACAGCCCGTTATCACAACCCGACATTTGATTATTCCATCCTGCGCAGGTATCAGGACAAGATTAAATTTGTAGGGCTTGCCGATGAATACCGCATCATTTCGGCCAAGCTGCCCGACATTGAACACATCCAAGTCAATGACTTTGCGGAATTGTGCGGCATCATAAAGGGCTGTGAGATATTTGTCGGCAACCAGTCAATGGCCTATGCCATAGCGGAGGTAATGAAACATCCCCGTGTTGTTGAAATCTGCCCGACTGCGCACAATGTCATTCCAACGGGCGACAATGGGTTTGGTGCATGGACAATAATGAACTTAACACAAATACTAAAATCAAAATATGAGCAAAACTAAATCACCTATCACGGGCAAGGTAGCCAAAAAGGCATTTGTCAAAGGTGGTGTGCAATACTACACCGATGACTTGTTAAACATCTTCTGCAAAAAGTTAGACCAATCAGGCATGGTGGGCGGTGGCAAAGAAGATGAACGCAATGCCGATGAGTTAAACCAAACCCGATTGGAACGCATCCGCAAAATATCAGGAAAGGATAACCCCACCATTTTAGATTACGGCTGCGGCACTGGTTTAATGGTTACTTTTATGCAGGATGCTGGTATTGATTGCGATGGTTATGACCCTTATAACGGATATTATGCCGATGTTTTATCCCTTAAAAAGGACTATGATGTAATTGTGCTGACCGAGGTAATAGAACACCTGACAGCACCATTTGCCGAGTTGGCCGAAATAAAAGAGTTCTGCCACCCCGGTAGTAAGATAATGATTGAGACATCCTTTGCAGATTGGCTGACCGAAAATGACGAATACATTGAACCAGCCGTTGGTCATTGCACAATTTTCAGCCATGCCGGGCTTGACCATTTGATGGCGCAGTTCGGTTTTGTTCCTGACAATCACATCAACAGAAACGTAAGAATATATGCAGTGGGTTAAATTAACACAGGTTCGGCCAAACCCGAACAATCCCCGTGTCATCCGGGATGATAAGTTTGCAAAGTTGAAGCAGTCAATTATTGACTTTCCTGAAATGCTGGAAAAGCGGCCTTTGGTTTGCTATACCGAAGGCGAACATTACATCGTGCTGGGTGGCAATATGCGACTGAAAGCATTATCGGATATTGGTGCAAAAGAGATACCGATTATTTTGGCAGACGAATGGACACAAGAACAACGG